TATGGGTAAACTCAATTGAAGAAATTAACCTGTATATATAAGGCAAATCCTGGGGACGGTGCTAGTTATAAAGCTCAGGCTGTGGACGGAAGGTGTAGGGTTTTTGTTGTCTGGTCTGGTGGCTCTACCCTTACAGCGGAGGGCTCCCCCGCTCCTCAGATAAAGTTTTACAACGGAAGTAGTGTCTCCGGTACGGATCTTCGGCTTCAGCTTACGGACACAATGAATAATGGGGAATATGCTTATGGATCTCATTGGTGTGTAGACCTGCCATCGGATGGAATTCTATTTGAGGATGGGCTTTGGATACACTTCGCCAACCTCACATACGGGGTGACCGTTTTGGTTTCCGGCGGGGCAGCTTCTTAATATGGGCCAGATTGCCAACAAAAGCGTAACAGGTTTTTTCGTTTCCGGTGGTCAGACTATTACCTCGTCGCGGACGAAGCTTTACGGTGTCCAGTACATAATGCCAACCGGGTATCATTTCTCTAGCGTAGGTGTGCCGAATATAGGTACGGCTACAATAGACACAAGCACGATTGAGCTAAGGGACGGAAGCGCGTCTGGTGAGATTACGTTCAAGTTCACTGCGCCACTCTCTTGCGATAGTTGGTACAACGGTATAAACCCGATCAATTTTATGTTGGGTAATAATTATGTTCTTTTCGAGAGCGGTATCCATGCTTCCAGTGTCGGCGCAGATGCCGAGGGTGACGATGCTGTTGACGGTAATACTGTGACAATCTCTTTCTTCTACGAGGTTGGATGATGGAGGCCATCAGCCAAAACACTTTCTGGTCAGCGGTGACGTTAATCGCGACCGTAGTGGGCGGTGCTTTCATATTCATCTCTTCTCATACATCTCAGCCCAAGCACGCGGAAGCTGCACATGTATCACAGGTGTCTGCCTTGGAGGTTAAAACTGAGCGTGTTGCAACGAATGTTGCGAATAACGCCAGGACTCTTGATGAAGTCAAGGTGGATATTAAAGAGCTTAGGCTTGAGCAGAGGGCAGCTTCTATGGAAATCCTAGATGCCATCAGGAATGGTGGGGATAGATAGCGTGAATGAAGATAGCTGTCACTCGTTGCGCTTTGGTGTAGGAATATTATGGCTATAAGTGATACCTATACATTTAATCCAGATATTGGTGAAATAGTAGAAGAGGCCTACGAGAGGGCTGGTCTTGAGATGCGTAGTGGTTATGACCTGAGAACCGCTAGGCGTAGCCTGAACTTCCTCACGCTTGAGTGGCAGAACCGTGGGATTAACCTGTGGACTGTTGACAGCCTAATGATTAGTGAGCAGTCTGATGGATCGGCTCTTACTACAAACTATTTAGTCAAGGATGTCTCTGGTTACAGCCTTGATTCTTCGACCATTGCTGTGCTGGACATGGTGTTGCGTGTCAACGATGGCACACAGGCGACCCAGGTAGATTATCACATGAGTAGGGTTTCGCAGTCAACATATGCTGCGATCCCTAACAAGTTGTCTCGCGGGATGCCTCTCCAGTATTACCTTGAGAGGCGTGGCATTCTTGATACAGAAGCGAACGATGACGACAGAAAAGACAGAATCAATATATGGCCTGCTCCGGATGAGAGTTCAAAGTACAAGATCTTGTATTGGAGAATAAAGCGAATTGCCGATTCTGGCGGTAGTGCTTCAGAGACGATGGAAGTTCCTTCCAGGTTTATGCCAGCCCTGGTTTCCGGATTGGCATATCACATTGCAATGAAAAAGCCAGAGGCGGCAGGCAGGGTTGAGCTACTCAAGCAGGTCTACGAAGAAGAGTTTATGACTGCGGCTGGGGAAGACAGGGAGAAGGCACCTGTCAGATTTGTTCCCCGGATGTACAGGACTTGAGATGTCTGGTCCGTTCGCGGTTGCCACTCACGCCTTTGGGTTTTGTGATAGATGTGGGTTCCGTTACCCACTTACGGTCCTGAGAGCTGAAGTAGTAGACTTTGTGACAACCTCTACCAGGGTGTGTCCGACTTGCTGGGATCCCGATCAGCCACAGAATCATCTAGGTGATGTGAATGTGATAGATCCTCAAGCTCTGAGAAATCCCAGGCCTGATCTAGCTCAGTCTGCGAGCAGGTTCGGAGATGCGATCAGGTGGGATTTTATAGAGAGTGCTGATTACTGGGTTGGCAAGGAATACGGGACAGGCTCAGATCCCACGGTGACTTGGGAATCGTCTACTGAGACTATTACATTCGTAACGCTGGGAGATAATCCGGCCTTAGTTTTGAGTGCGTCCCTTGCTGGCAGTCAGGATGCAAGTATAGATACTGATATATATCTATACCTTCGCATGCGACTTAAAATGAATGTCAGGCCAACTCCAGTCTCGACTATGAGCGGAGTAATGAAGTTTCTGTGGAACAGAACGACAGATACTCCGGGTTCATTCAGTGACGATAGGTCTGTTGTGATAGCTATGCCCGATTGGAATACGATGGGTGATCCATGGCACAAGTTGACATGGGATGTTTCTGGTCATGCAGAGTGGACAGGGACTGTGAGTGAGTTGCGTTTTGATCTTTTCGATTTTACTGGGTTGTTGTCCTATACGGGTGTAACCCTTGAGCTGGATTACATAAGGGCACAATCTGCCGGGAATCCAGATCTTATACCAGTACCGATATAGGAGGTGTTATGCATGAGGTTGACGGTAAGCATTTTACATATGATCCAGCGGGCATTAAGCAGGCCCAGGCGTATGCTGAAAAGACTGGCAAGCCTATAGGGGGTCGTCAGAGGTATATGGCTGGTGGAATTGTTGAAAGTCCAGCCTCTTCCGGTTCTGTATCTAAGGGTCAGGGCAAGGTTTCAAGGGTCAAGAAGACAAGGATTGTCTAGTGAATTACACAGAACTTACAACAGCAATAAAAGATTATTGCCAGAACTCTGAGACCACCTTTGTTAATCACTTGAATGACTTCATCAAGGCGGCAGAGGATAAAGTATTCCTGGCTATCCAGATGCCTTCCTTCTGGAAGAGTGATGTTGATCAGGATTGTGTTGTTAATCAGGCTGAATATGCCTTGGATGATGGGACTATAGATATTTTTTCAGTGAGGATTTCCGAGGCTTCGACTCCAACTCAGGCTACTGGTGTTGAATATGGCCCTGTTCGGTATCTCTTGCGTAAGGATTACGATTTCCTCCTTGAGGCATATCCAGGCACTGCGAGTGCAGCCAATACGGGTGTACCCAAGTATTACTCTGTTTCTTCCGCTTCTGTGGGTACCAATAACCCCAGATTGACAATCAGGTTCGGTCCAATTCCTGACGCTGTGTATCCATTTACTGTGGATTATTACGGCAAGGTTGCTGCTGACTCGATTGTTACGGCAGAAGAGACTTGGTTGAGCGTTTCCTTTCCGGACGTACTCCTGTACGGATCTCTGGTTGAAGCCTATACGTTCATGAAGGGCGAGCAGGATATGATCCAGGCGTATGAGAGAATGTTTGGAGAGAAGATTGCGATGCTCAAGAACATGGGCGAAGCAAGGCAATCTGATGATGTTTTTGTTGACGGTGCCAAACAGGCTCCATCTCTGTGATTACTTCGGGGACTAACCAATGAGTTCTACTACTTATTCCAATGCTTATCAGTTCAAACTTATCGGTACTGGTCAGGAGGCCGGAAACTGGGGTGAGAGCACTAATCAGAATCTTAAAAAGATAGAGGCTGCGATTGGTCGCAGTGTATACATTGATATTGAGAATCCACCGAGCGAATCTAGCTGGACATCTGGTTCAAATACGTTGGAGTGGATTACAGACAATGATGCATTGACATCGGAAACAAATTCAGAGGGTAGAAGCTCGTATGTAGAGTTTGGTGACAGTGGTGGTGTAACTGGTACGGCCACAATCGAAATTCGCGGCGATTTATCAAGCAAATTGGTTGAGAGGCTTTTTGTAGTCAAGAACAATCTTACGACTTACGACATTACTCTCGATATGGACGGGAGTGACTACACTCTTAGAAATGGTCACACGGCTCTTGTTTATACCCAACCCGCTTCGGATGAGGGTGGAACTGTTGCAAAGGGTGTTAACAATGCTCTTGGTTTTATTCAGGTCGGTAGTATTGATTTGACCGAGGATTCAACCGCTGAGATCCTCGTGAAGGATGCTGAAGCCGCTGCCCTGACAATCACTGATGGCACTACGGATCTGATGGTTGTCGATTCGTCTGCCAACGATGTTGCCGTCAATGCCTTAGGGATCACCG